TATGTTATGTAACTTTTCTATAACTTCGCGTTTTCTTAGCGATTTTTTTAGGCTGTTTAACAAATTGCTTTCCTGCTGCCTTGCCTTTTCTTTTAGCTCTAGTTGTCGCTGCGTACTCTTGGGGTGATAGAGCCTTGATTGCAGCTGTTGGAAGATAGCGTTCTCCAGTTTGTTTACTGGGTTTACCACTCTTTGTTCTCCATTTTTGCTTTGTCCATGATTTAAGTGACCTTTGTGACTTAGCAAGAGCCATTACTTATAGCCCCCACCTGCTTTTTTATAGCGAGATGCTAGTAATTGTGCCTTTCTAGCAGACCACTGTCCGGGATTACCCCCTTTTGACCCTGCTTTTATGGCTGAGAACATTCTTTTTCTCATTCCCGGCTTGGTATAGTTACCTGCTTTGTTAACAGTGCTACCACCTTTGCTTAATTTGATAGCTGATAGAGCTTTGGACTGTCCTGCGTGAGCCTGACTAGCCTTTTTTAGCTTTCCTGCTACCTTTTTTATTGTTGCCTTTGCTTTTGCTACCATGATTGCCCTCGTATAGGTTGTTAAATACCCTTTGGTTATCCCACACATACTCTGTTTCTTGTTTTGAATGAAAGATTCTTTGGGAAGGTCTAAAGTCTGGTGGTCCTTTCCCTGTCTCAAACCATGCAGGATGTGTTACTCTAACTCTATTATTAGGTAATGCCACTATATTGCCTGTGTACTTACCTGCGTCCATCAGTTCTAGTATATGTGACTGCTTGTGTTGTGCAGGATCGTCAGCTATTTCGTGATTAGTGTAGTCTACAGTAAAGTAATACTTAGCAGGGTAGAACTCACCGTCAACTTTAGCTATCCAAGGTGCAGGTGTGGCTCTGTCTAATACGTATACACTGTGGTCATGGGACATACAATCCCAAGGTTGAGCAATATACGGTGGCATTTCTTCAGCCCACTGTTCAAAAGGAGTGTCTCCTACTAGGGCTGTGATGGGCATTCTCGCCCACATAGCACCACCGTGTACATTTGGCTCGTCAGTATCATCAGATTCACAGCCAGTAAAGATTACTTGAAAGCTGAGTGATCTGTTAGGCATTGTAGTTACTGCTATAACCATGCAGTGTAAGAACTCACCATGATACTGAGTAAAGTTACAGGTATACTCTCGTCTTACCCATGCTTTAAAATACGGAATGTTACTTTGTAGATATGCCATAGTGACATAATTATACTACTACTTCTTCTTCTTGTCAACCAGTCCGTACTTTTTTCCTGTCACAACACCACCAACTTTATACATAGTGCCGTACCTTTTCATTGCCCCACCTTTTGCGTAGCCCTTTTTCTTCATAGCAGCACCACCTCGTGCCATACCCTTTTTTTTCATTTTGCCTTTCATAATATTGCTCCTATTTACGGTCTGACCAACCTTCAGCTATCATAGCGTCTTCTACTTCTTTCAAAGTAAAAGATCTGCCATAGTGGGCTTCCACTGCGGCTCTTACATAAAAAACATCACTATGAGGTATATGTAGTTTATCTAAATTGTTATTAGCCACAGCAGAATAAAACTCTTCAATTACATTATCTGTGTATAGTTTTACGGATTTTTTTACCATTGTCAAACATTAATTTAAAAAAGTACGGATAAATCCCTATATAGACATACATTTAATATGTTACATGTAAGTGATTATTTATTTATATTGAATAAGCATTTTAATGTAACACTTAATATGTCATCCTAGTTTATATAATTATATCATACCTGCTTTTAGTAGTCAATACCAATTATTTGACACCCTTGTCTATATCCGTACTAAAGTGGTTAACACTCATTTTTCCTAATCTGTGTATTTATATATGTATATATCTGACGCACCCCCCCTTCCCCATGCGTCCCGATGCCCGATGCAGGTGAAATCGTGCATCCCGATGCGTGGTGAACGCAAATTGCGCATCGCAATGCACCTTGGAATGCGCATCGCCTTGAAAACAAACGAGTTTGTTTTTAAAAGCAACTGTTATCACATCAGTTGCCATAGGCAATCAGTAGTTTGAGGTCAAGATTTTTGAAAAAAACAGGTTTAGGCTAAAGCCTATGGTCATTCTTTGGTCATCCAAAAACATACCCCAAGGGGTATGATCCATTCCCGACATTGTTGGGATCGGCAACCCTAGTAATTGGTTAACACAACATTTGTTTTACAAATGTGTTAACCAATTAATAGAAGGAGGGCAAAATGCCAAACACAAAAACACAACTTCGAAATGCTCTAAAGAGCAACTCTGCTAAAGCAACTAAAGTTGCTCCAAAGGTTTCTAAGAAACCTCAGGCTTTCCAAAAGTACAGTGGTACTTTTGAAGCTAGAGGAGCTACCATTGCTTCAGAAACTGCTAAGTTTCTGTTGGAGCATTCCAAGCTCCACAAGACTGATACTCAGTCTGGTGGACTAGCTTACCAAACTGGTAAGCTGATTGATGAGCTTTGCTTGGAAAGCAAATACGGCAGAATCTCCAATCAGAGATTGGAAGAGTGTTCTCTGAACAAACTCACTTCTCAGAGGAGAAGTGAATGCTTATGGTTCTATAGGAACCATGACCAAATCACTGCTTGGCTTGAGAACAGAGTTCTCACTAGTGGAAAACAATCCCTTGGCTTTACATCGCTTTCAGCGATGAAAAGAGCATTTGTTGAAGAAGTCGGTGACTTCTCAACAAGGAAGAAGCCAAAGGCTTCCAAGAAGAAGTCTACGACTTCTGAGTCTCAACCTAAGGTTGAGGTCAATCCCGACAATGTTGGGAATGAAGTAACTTCCACTAGGAAGTTAACTCATGTTAAAGTCCCTACAAACCCCAAGGGTTTGGCTGAGTTTACTGCTGAACTTGCTTCTAAGAAGCAACTTAACCTCGAAGAGGTTATACTGCAACTCATAGAGTTGCACCATGCTTCACAGCAGAAGCCAAAGGCTTCCACTAAGAAACCAAGGGTTTCTTCAAGGAAAAGGAAGGTAGCGTAAGCTACCTTTCACCTAAAGAGTATAGCACTTAGGTGCTATGCTCTTTTTTTTGTTTCAACCTTTTTAATCGGAGATTAAACTATGACTTGTTTTCTTTTAGTGCTACTTGTAGCACTTGGCTTTCATCTCTTAGACCATTGGTTTAACAATGGTTACCGATAGGACTTGATTGCCGAAGAGACTTAGACTATAACACAGAAATATAACACCTGAACTTTAGTGAAGGTGTTATATTTCTATTAGTGTTATAGACTTTAGTGCCGACCAAACCGAAACCATTCCCGACATTGTTGGGAAACAACTTAACGGAGTTAAACATGACATTTAGTGAAATTGGACAAGCCTATGATCTTGTTGATTCTTGTGAGAGATTTCTTAACTCTCTGAAAGAGCATCCAAATCTGAAACATGACATAAGATATGTCACTGATAGACTATCTTATGTCTTGAAGCTACAAGATAGAGGTAGAGCCTTCCCTGAAGGCTTGGTGGCTAGAATTAAAAAAGTAAAACAAGATTTGCAAAATCTTGAAGCAGAAGGAGTATATTCATGAAAACTATGCATTGTGTTAAAAAGAGATCGCCATTCACTGGCAACATGAACAGTATGTTCATGCTGTTTGATGTGGCTGACTTCACGAAGTGGAGAGAAGGTTGTGGTTTTATTCAAGACTGCTTGCCTTATCTGTCATTAGATGAGTGTGAGTTTCTCATGACTGGTATCACTCCAGAGGAGTGGGAGCAAGCCTTCAGTGATGAAGGATAACATTCCCGACAATGTTGGGAAACAACTTAACGGAGTTAAACATGGAAAGTATTGAGTACAAAGATTTCTGTGATGATGCAGAAAAAATGGTTGATTTTTATCAACTATCGAAAGAAGAGTTTCTTGAAAGTTATTCTTATATAACTGAACAAGAGTATATTTTGACTGAAATAAAAACAAACTCAAGGAGTTATCATGAAAGTTAGATTTACAAAAGTATCTGCCAACCGAAAGGTTGGCAAGATGACTGTGACAACTACAGAGAGACAGTCATGTCCTGATGCCTGTCCATTCAAAGGGAATGGATGCTATGCCGATGGCTTCCCATTGGCAGGTGTTTGGAACAGAGTTCCAAATGAGGGACATGATTGGGACACTCTATGTCATAGAGTGGAACATGAAGCCACAGAGACTTGGAGACATAATCAGGCAGGAGATTGTCCAAAGGACAATGACAATCCTGAGTTGATTGATGCCCCAAAAATGTCTAGACTTGTTCGTGCTAATAAACGTGGGAACAAGAAAGGCATGACCTACACTCATTATGATATGGCTTTTAGCCATAACAGAGATGTGGTCAGAGATGCCAACAGTAATGGTTTTACCATTAACTTGTCTGGCAATAACCTAAGTCATGCAGATGACTTGTTTGATCTTGGGATAGCACCAGTTACCACTGTGCTACCTATTGATCAGATGACTAATACGACTACTCCCAAAGGGAGAAAGGTTGTAGTCTGTCCTGCCGTCATCAAAGATGACGTGTCTTGTATGACTTGTAAGCTGTGTTGGAAACAGCGTGAAGCAATCGTGGGTTTCCCTGCTCACGGAAACAGTAAACAAAAAGCAAATGGAGTTGCAAATGCAAAGTAACAGTAACTTTGAAAAGAATGCTTCCTCTTCCAAGAAGAGGAAAGTGTTTCCCGACAATGTTGGGAATGACAGAAGGGATAAGCACAACTCTCTTAGAGAGAGAAGGCTTGTCCGTAAACTTAGACTACGTCAGAAAGGAGTAGCATGATGATAGTATTTCAAGACGAATTACCTCTTGATCACAGTAGGTCTTTGTCTTATATGGCAAAGAAGTGGGCATATGATATTTATGCCGATGAAGAAGGTACAGTAAGGCTTAACAAAGTTAAGCAGTATCCTCTCTGTATATTCAATACAGACCTTGACTATTATCTAGAAGAGGCTTGGAAGTCTATAGGTGAACACCTATGGTCTGAAGGACACAAGGTAATTGTACCAGTAGGAGCTACTTATAGTAGCTTGAGAGAAACAACTATAACTTTTGGAGGTGACTATGTATGATCGATTTGTAAGAGTATATTGGAATATTCACAAGAGTCTGTATTCCTTACAGGACTACAAGACTAGCCGTGTGATTGACCGAACCAATGACGTGTTTCTTACCAACCCTAGCTTTGTCGTAAGACAAGGGGGACGTAAACGTGTCATTGAAGAGGGCAAGAAGAATGTCCATGCCTTTGTTGTAGGGTATAGACCCTACAAGTTTACGGCTGAAGAGTGGGACGATTATTATCTCTCAGATAAAACGTGGAGAGATGTGACGTACAATCCATACAAGAACACCACCTTTGTCTACGAAGATACAGGTGAGACAGTGGGCAATGACATGACGATGGTCATGCTCATGAGAAGAGAGGGAAGACCTCTCATTAAAGTATACAGTTAATATAGTACTTGAACTTTAGTGAAAGTACTATATAACTGTGGTACATAAACCCAACGTTTCCCGACATTGTTGGGAGACACAACACAGAAAGGAGCATTACCATGCTTACATTTAACTTTGACAACTTGCCAAAAGGCACAAAAATCTCTGGTGGTTTCACTGCCATCAAAATCATTGCTACAGCAATCAAGCTGAAGCTACAGGGCTACAAGCCTGTCATCTACAGGAATGACAAAGTCCAAGAGACAGGATGGTTTATCCGTAAGGGTAAAGGTGGCAAGTCAGGTGAACCTTTGGTTCGCTTGAACTTTGGCAAGAGTTACTCTTGCTTCCATGCCTACGATAGAAAGGGCAAGCGAAGAGTGGCACACTATGTGCCAATCAAGTCCTTCCTTATCCAGAAGAAGGTAGCCTAACAATGATCCACTACGAGGTCTTTGTATCCGTAGATGAACAGAAGGGTGTGGTGCGAGTGTCTTACTCGTACCCCACCATTATGGACAGTTCATCTGCGATTAACTACGCATTGGACGTAACTAGGTCTTGCTATCCTGATGCCAAGGTAGAGTTTCTCTTTGTAAAAGAGTATCTACTTGACTCAGAGCCAGACGTAGGCTATGTCTATGAACAGCATCCTGAGATGCCAACTTATCATTAACCAAGAGAAAGGAGTCAATTATGGCTTTAGATTTTACACCTAACACAATCGAACAACTTCCAGAGATCTGTGATTTCGTACCTCAGTACGAGAAGTCACGGATGGAAGGTCACAAGTTTGTGATCAACCCTGTGACTGGCGATGTCATTGCTCACATGGGCAAGGGCTTTAGCCCTGCAGGACACAGAGCATTCTGCTCTTCTGTCTACAAAGTTGTCCGTGACAACCATACACCCGAACAGCTAGAGGGCATGAGTGTAGCCTTCCGATCTGCTCATGGTGGTGGTTGGCTACGAATGGATATCACATTACCTAATGTGACTTATGATATCGTTACCAACAATGGTCACAAGACCAAGACAGGCTATCGTATCATTGCGTTGCATGGTGTTGATGGTACATGTGGTAATCTGATCTACTTTGGTGCTATCGACTTCTTCTGCACCAATGGTATGATTACAGGGGAGTATGACATGACGAAGTGTAAGAACACTTCTAACTTCACCATAGGTGGTCTAGAGAAGAGACTGTACGATGGGTACACAGACTTCTCTGATCGTATGGCTAGGCTCAATACTTGGGGCAAGATAAATCTTGCAGGTCTTGATGTACCAAGTGTCTTGTCCAAGATAATACCTTCTGAGAAGAAGGCAGAGAAGATGTTCTCCTTGTACAAGGAAGAGTCCCACACTAGAGGTGAGAATGTATTCTCACTGTACAGTGCGTTCACCAACTACGCTACCTATGGTGACGAGAGAAACAACTTCAAGATCAGGAACACTGGTAAGGATACCAGAGAAGTTACCCTGTTCAAGCGAGAGCAAGAGGTTGCCAAGTGGGTAGACTCACCTACCTTCAAAGGCTTGGTAGTGGCTTAACATGGCTAATAAGAAGATCAAAGCGTGGAAGCCACGCAATCCTCACATCCTGCGTAAAAAGTCGCAGGTTGTGCAGGACAAACGTGAGAAAGAAGCCCAACTTAGGCATCAGCAAGAGATGTCTAAGTGGGTAAACATGGTAAACGATTTAAGAAAGGAGAGTACTAATGGCGAAAAAGATAGTAGTTAGCTTATGTGGTGGTACAGACAGTGCCTACCTCTCATGCCTTGATGCAGGTATTGATGTGTCAAAGGATGGTGAGTATGAGTACCACACATTTGAGACAGACAAGTATGCTAGTGCTGTGTCTAGATACCAGATACCTCATGCCATACATCATGGTGACGCTAATGGTTGGGATATACTGAAGGGCAGAGATGTCTTTCTGCTTATAGCAGGTTTTCCTTGTCAGCCTTATAGTGTGGCAGGTAAGCAGAAAGGCACGTCAGACAGCCGTGACTTGTCTCAGGTTATGTATGACGCATTGCAAGGCTTGAACCCTGAATACTTTTTGCTTGAGAATGTGGAGTCCAAAGCCAAACATGAATGGCTCAAGAATGTTAGCCAGATTCGTCAGGCAGAGATGTATACACATGACAGTGCCAAGGTATCTGCTCAGTCTAGGAAGCGTGTCTACATAACCAACATACCACACAATGAGTTGGCTGACATGGGCATTGTCCTACAGGACATACTAGAAGATAGTAGTATGACAGACAGAGATAAGTCCTACTGCATTGATGCCAACTACTTCAAAGGTGGTAGCATGAAGATGTACTTTGAGAAGTCTCGCAGACAAGTTGTCTTCAATGACAAAGGTCATCCTCATTGGGATAGATGCAAGCAAGTTGGTGAAGCTGACCTCAAAGGCTACGACATCATCAAGCGTGTGTACTCTAGGCATGGCAAGAGTCCTACCCTGACTACTATGCAAGGTGGATGGCGAATGCCAAAGGTAGAGTGTGGCTCTATCATCAATCGCAAGATCAATCCTGATACTGGCAAGCGTGATGACTACAACCCTGACATCAAGGCAGAGCCACGCATTGAGGTTAGGTCTGACCAGAAGACAGGCACAATAACTACTGTGCAGAAAGACAACGTGGTAGTAAACCATGAGCAGATGTATTGGAGAGCATTAACACCTTTAGAGTGTGAACGTCTTCAGACTTTGCCTGATGGGTGGACTCAGTATGGTGAGTTTGACCACAAGTATGGCTATCTCGGAGAGATAAAACCAATATCAAACAGCCAACGCTACAAGATGATCGGCAATGGCTTCACTCGTGCAGTGATCTCGCACATATTAGAAGGAGTATATTCATGACTAGAATAGTTGTAAAAATAGAAGTTGAAGAAGGTGCTGATTTACAAGACGTAATTAGTCAATGTGATTATCAGTTCACCCATGAAAAAATAATAGAAACAGAAATAGTAGAGGTGTTAGATGACTAGATTAATTATTAAAACAGATCCAGATACTAAGACATTTAAATTAATACAATACGCAGTGGTCTTTGAGCCGTTTGAAACAGATGGCTTGGAGTATGTGAAGCAAGGGTGTGGAGCTATGTGGGATGACAAGAGTCCTATCAAACTGTTCGACACCCACGAAGATGCACAGAAAGAAGCTGACAAGTGGAACACAGGACAGGTGGTGCAATATGGATGAAGAACAATCAAATGAAAACCATTGTGAGTTCTATCCTACTGAGTATAAGTATGATTGTACTCCACAATACTATGAGTTCTACGAAGATGGTCACAGGTATCATGGCTATGAGTGTGGTGTCTGTGGTAAATTATTACAAACAGGATAAGGAGATATAATTATGAAGACAATTAAAATAGAACCAAAAGACAGAGTAGAGCTACTTAAATACGTTAATGTCTTGAAAGAGTTTAACTGTAATACAGCAGAGAAAGTGCCTATCTATTATGATCACGTCTGTGATATAGAATCTCTTATGTATAAACTAGCAAACTTACTACAGTTTGAACAGCCTAGCGAAGGTGGTTGGTATAGAGATTATCAACTTAAAGAACACTTACCAAAGGAGACTAAAGATGAAAACTAATTTAGAAAAGCATAAGCACTACCAGAAAACATCACGTTATCAATTCTGTGAGATCCCAAATAATGAAGAGGGTAAGCAATTGGTAAAGTCATTGAGAAAGTATCTCAATAGGCATGTCTATACTATTAGGGTCAAAGGGCAATACCTAGATAAGGTTAAGCACCCTGATACCTATTGGGATAGAGGTTCGCCAATTGATGCTTGCACTCATATGAGAGTTTACATTGATGAAAGGAGAAAATAAAATGACTGAAGAACAAGCGTTATTATTAACTGTGGTTTTAATTGTGATAGTCACATTCTTGACTAACGCAGCAGTATGGTTAGTGTTGCCATGACAGAGATTATAGTTGTGTTGTGGCTGATAGAAATATTTATATTGGTAGTAGAAAATCACATCTAGCATAGGAGATTATACAAATGAAAAAGAATGAAGAACCTGATGTAGCATACATAACATGGTGCTACGTTATCACTGTATTTATATTAGCTATAATATTTTCTTTGGTAGGCTCATGGCTATCTTAGAAACAGCATTGATGTGTCTAGCATTTAACATATACCATGAAGCTAGATCACAGTCCACCATTGGTCAACTAGCAGTTGCCCAAGTGGTAATGAACAGGGTAGATGACGATAGATTCCCAGATACAATATGTGAAGTGGTAAAGCAAGCTGTCACTCACAAGGGTACAAATAAACCCATACTTCATCGCTGTAGCTTCAGTTGGTACTGCGATGGTCAAAAAGATGACGTAAGAAAGGACAGTAAAGAATGGTCATCTGCACTACAAAATGCTATAATCGTTTTGCATGGAAAGATTAGCCTTGACCTGACGGAAGGAGCTACACACTACCATGCTACATATGTCCGTCCTTCTTGGGCAAAGACAAAGACTCGCACAACTAGGATAGATAGTCATATATTTTACAGGTGGGAAAAGAAACATGATAAAAACACCAAGAAAAGATGGTAGACCTGTCGGCAAACGATGGGATGATGCCACTCAATATTATATCAGATATGCACCACCAGTGCTAGGTGGAGACAGTCGTTGTATATGGGTGGTGGATAAAGGTTGGAAGTGGGTCTACCTATCCACCCAACAGATATGGGAAGGTGGTGGTAATACCAAGGTGAGAATGCACAAGAAGAAATGGCTTGACCACCTCAAGAAACTAAGCACCCCTAATATAATAAAGAAACATGGGGGAAACAAATTATATTATAAGATAGGAGATGATGATGGAAAAAAACAAGATTAGAGACTTAGATTTTTTTGATAAAAAAAGAGAAGGATTTATTGGAAGCAGTGGACTTCCAGTCAGGATAGAAATGGAAAAGTTATTAGGTTACATTAGAACACTTAATAATGAGATCAAAGAACTAAGACATTCCGTTGAAGTTTTAGAAGAAGCCCATTGGAAGTCTTATAAAGTAGGAGATAATATATGACAAAACTACTACGATACATGCAGCAAAGACATACACCCAAAGGCATCAAGTCTTACAGGTTCAATCCCCCTCGTCAACTTATTGACCTTGGAGTTGTGTCTCGTAGAGAGTTAGGTTATGATCTGGCAGAAGCTAAGAAGACTGCACGTTATCTAAACAGTTTGATTGATGACTATCGTAAAGAAAAACTTACAGAGATAACAGTTAACAGATCTACTACACTGTCACAATTATGTGACAACTACTTATTATCTAATGATTTCAAAGTCTTACGAGACAGTACTAAAGCTGATTACATATATTTTATTAAAATATTATGTGACAGTTTGGGTGATAAGAAGTGGCATACTGTCTCAGCCAGACTAGCAAAGAGGACATACGAAGTGTGGGTAAAACGTGGTGTAGTTTTTGCTAACCACATTTGTAGTACAGCATCACGAATATATAACTACGCATCTGAGATGGAGTATGGAAATCACAATCCATTCTCTAATATAAGACGTAAGTCACCCAAGCCACGCAGAGTTGTGTGGGACAAAGAACAGGTGCGTCAATTTCTTGACTATGCTTATGCCTACTTTGAATACAGAAGTGTTGGACTGATAGTACACATGGCATACGAATGGTGTCAGAGAATCGGAGACATGAGAATGCTACGATGGGATAACCTTGACCTAGACAAAGGTAAGCTGACCCTAGAACAATCAAAGCGTAGATCTAAGGTGTACCTACCAATAACAGATAGTTTATATGACATGCTAATACAACAGAACGAAGACTATGGATTCCAACAGTATGTAGCACCTAACGTAAGACCTGTCAATGGAGAATATAATCCATATACACTAGAGGGTGTATCTAAGAAAGGCAGACGGATAATGAGAGAGATAGAATTACCCGATGAACTTAGACTTATGGATTTAAGAAGGACAGGTGTAACAGAAATGATTGACAGTGGTGTTCCGATGGGGCAAGTTATGTCTGTAACTGGACATACAAACGTGCAGTCAGTAAAGCCGTACATGAAACATACATACGAGAGTGCTAAGAATGCTCTCAATACAAGGAGTAAATACAATGTATAATATATATAACATTATAGATGATATAAGTATAGATAATGGTGAAACAAAGAGAATGAACTGTCCTGAGTGTGGTGGATACAAAACCTTCACTGCCACAAACAATATGGGTAGACTGCTTTGGAACTGCTACAAGGCATCGTGTAATATATCAGGATCTAAACCTGTACATATGTCTATCAAGGATATCCGTAATGCCTTCTCCAAGAAAGAGAAAGATAAAGAAGAGTTTACCATGCCTGAGTTTGTTGTGCCTTACAGTGGACAGGGTGATCTATATAGATTTGCAGAGAGATATGGCATATCAGTAAATGACATGGAGTATGATGTAAAAGATAACAGAGCAGTGTTTCCTGTCATTCATGGTGGCTATGTAGTAGATGCCATTGGTAGAAGTTTAAAAAATAGTTTACCAAAATGGAAAAGATATGGGAATAGTGGGTTGCCATACACTTATGGTTATGGTAAGATCGCTGTAGTTGTTGAGGACTGTGTTAGTGCCGTAGTTGTAGCTAAAGGCAGTGACGTGTATGTTGGGGTTGCTGTGTTAGGCACGTCCCTGTCAGACACACACAAGAGGTACTTGTCACAGTTCTCTTCAGCAGTAGTAGCTCTTGATCCTGATGCACTACCCAAAGCAACACAGATGTGTAAAGATCTCAGGAGTGTAGTAGATACAGTAAAGGTACTTAGATTAACAGATGATTTGAAATACAAGCATCCTAACGACATTGAAAAACTAACAGCAATAGGAGAACAAGTAAATGGAAATAGCATTAATACGTAGTCTAATGAAGAAAGACTTCTATGATGAACATAGAGGTATACGTTGTCCCGATAAATTATTTAGCAAGGATTTACGTAAGATAAAAAACTCTGTTGATTATGCCATGCAACGGTACAATAGATCAGTAACACCTGATGAGGTTGAAGCACTGTTCTTGGCTAACAATCCAACAATGACCACAGCACAGAAGCAAGCATACGGTGACTTCTTTGTTCGTATCAAGAAGGAGCAGCCCCTTGGTAATGATGTAGCACAAGAGGTGTTATCTAAGTTGTTTCAGCAGGTTGTGGGTGAAGAGATAGCTAACTTAGGTTTTGATTATGTCAATGGTAGCAAGTCAAGTCTTGAGCCATTACGTAATATGCTAGAGCAGTATGGTGATGACTTCATACCTACACTCAATGTAGAGTGGGCAGACATATCTATGGAGACATTGCTTGCTAAGAATGCTATGGAAGCAAGGTGGACATTTAACATACCAAGTCTTACACGTAAGATTGAAGGTGTAAACGAGGGTCATCTGATAGAGGTTGGGGCTAGACCTAATACAGGTAAAACATCTTTTCATGCATCCATGATAGCAGGACAGAATGGCTTTGCTAGGCAGGGTGCTAAGTGTGTCATCCTCTGTAATGAAGAAGCAGTGCATAGAGTTGGTATTAGATATTTAACTGCAAGCACAGGCATGACACAAGAACAGATAGTTAAGAATCCACAGCTTACACAGGAGAAGTACGCTACAGTGCGTCAGAACATAGAGATGATTGATTGCACTGGTCGTGATATGACATGGGTTGAGAGTGTGGCTAAGTCACACAGACCCGATATAGTTGTGCTAGATATGGGCGATAAGTTTGCTAAAACAGCAGGGTTTGCTCGACAAGATGAAGCTCTGAAAGCAAATGCTATCTATGCTCGTATGATAGCCAAGCAGTATGGTTGTGCTATATTTTATATGTCACAGCTATCTGCTGAAGCAGAGGGCAAGGTTGTACTCAACCAAGCCATGATGGAAGGTAGTAGAACAGGTAAAGCTGCAGAAGCAGATCTGATGCTATTACTAGCCAAGAACCCTGACGTTGAAGGTGAGGAAGAGCAATCCCCACAGAGACACATCAACGTTGTAAAAAACAAACTGTCTGGTTGGCATGGCAAGATTGTCTGTGAGCTAGACCCATACACAGCGAGGTACTCAGCATGAATAAATTAGAACCAGTAAAAGGTGCGTTTCATAGACGCTTTCAGCCTAGCTCATACAAGAAGAACGATGGCAAGGCTAAACAAATTGTAATTAATTATTTAAAACATAACGGACATGTAAATATATCATCTGGTGAGAACTACTCTTTTGATATAAGTTCAGAAAAGAATGGACACAAGTATTATTCTGAGGTAGAAATGAAGAATCAGTGGAATCGAATGATACCACCGACTGCTATTGCAAATTGGAATCCAACATGGAAGGAGATACGCATACCACATCGTAAAATAAAACTCATAAATAAATTTAGAGAGATGAACGACAAGGATGCTTTCTTTAACTTCTATGTTATAAGGAGAGACTGTGAGTTTGCTTGGAGAATAAAAGACTATCAGATGACGCAAGAATGTATAAAAGAAATATGGCTTGGCAATGTGGGTAGGAAGGAACACTTCTTTCATATACCATACGAAGAAGCTGAGTTAGTAAATTTGAAGGAAAAGATATGAGATTAGTACTAGATATAGAAAATAATGTGATCAAGCGTAACGATAAGCTACACCTAGATCCCTTTGAGCCTGAGAATAGTTTAGTTATGGTGGGCATGAAGACAGATAACTGGGAGAGAATAGTTACGTTTGATCATGCATATACTCAACCTACACCTAACGGTCATGCTATAGTGCAGGAGCAGTTAGATAAAACTACTGTGCTTATATGCCATAATGTATCCCACGATTTGATTTGGTTGTGGGAGTCAGGGTTCAAGTACGATGGTATAGTATTTGATACTATGCTAGGTGAGTATGTGCTACAGCGTGGACAGAAGCAACCACTATCCTTGGAGCAGTGTGCTGAACGATACGATTTAGATAACAAGAAGCAAGATACAATGAAGAGTTACTTTCAGCGTGGTATACTTGTATCTGAGATTCCACATCAAGAGCTGTCAGATTACCTGCTACACGATATCAGAGCTACATATGATCTATCAAACAAGATACATCAAAGGCTAACCAACGGTGATGCTGATCTTATGGATACAGTTACACATACCAACATGGTTGCCGTGTGCTTGTGTAAGATATATCAACGTGGGTTCAGTGTGGACTCCAAGAAACTAGATGAGGTTCGCAAGGAGTTTGAGAAAGAGAAGGTGACCATATGGAATGATCTTAGCCAACAGGTTCGTGATCTCATGGGTGACAGACCTATCAACCTTAATAGTCCAGAGCAGTTATCGTGGGTAATTTACAGCCGTAAACCAAAGGACAAGTCTATGTGGGCTAATTACTTTGAACCATACATGGACAAGTCATTGTTCAACGGTCTAGTTGATACACACTCAAACATTGTATACAAAGTCACAGCTAACACATGCCCAACTTGTAAGGGTCGTGGTAAAATAACCAAAGTAAGAAAGGATGGTACACCTTACAAGAAACCTAACAAGTGTACTACTTGTAACGAATCAGGATGGGTGTACAGGGACAGACCACAGATGGCAGGGTTACGATTTACACCACCTAGTCCCAAGTGGGTTAGTGCCAATGGTTTCAGCACAAACAAAGTAAACCTAGAAATATTAGAACATCATGCCAAGCGTACAGGTAATACCAAGGCAGAGTTGTTCCTCAAGAATGTTCGCAGACTGTCTGCTTTGGATACTTATCTCTCTAGTTTTGTTGAAGGTATATCTACCTACACCAAGGCTGATGGTAAGCTACACGTTAGACTACTGCAACATCGCACCTCTACAGGACGCTTCAGTGGTGCAGATCCAAACATGCAGAACATGCCTAGAGGTGGTACGTTTCCTGTGAAGAAGATTTTTGTGTCCCGATGGGAAGGTGGTAAGATACTTGAAGCTGACTTTGCACAGCTAGAGTTTAGGACTGCTGCCTATTTATCACAGGACGAAGTAGCAATGCAGGAGATAAGCGAAGGCTTTGATGTACACAGCTACACAGCACAGGTCATCACAAACGCAGGGCAACCTACGTCTAGGCAAGAAGCAAAGGCACACACCTTTGCACCTCTGTATGGTGCTACAGGGTTTGGCAGATCTGAAGCAGAAGCCATGTACTACGAGCAGTTTGGTAGGAAGTACAAGGGTGTGTCCGATTGGCACAAGCAGTTAGGCAATGAAGCTGTACAGACAGGTCGTATAAGAATACCGTCTGGTCGTTCATTTGCTTTTCCTGATGTCGTTAGAAAGAACAATGGCACTGTGTCTCACTTCACTCAGATAAAGAACTATCCTGTGCAAGCATTTGCTACAGCAGATATAGTTCCTTTAATATTATTAACTATTGAGGGTATGCTTGAACCTTTACAGAGTTGTATTGTTAACACAGTGCATGATTCGATAGTGATTGATGTTCACCCTGACGAGGTGGACAAGGTATTGCAGGTAGTAGAGAGTATAAATAGTAACATGAAATCTATCATTGATACACGTTGGGATATAGACTTTAATGTACCTTTGAAATTAGATGCAAAAATAGGTGACAACTGGCTTGACACTAAAGATGTATGATGATATAACTATAACACTTTTTTAAAATAAGGAGAAAATATATGAATGAAATAGTATCTATAAATAATAACTTTGACGAAATGGCGAAAGCTATGGGTCTTTCAACTGTAACTTCATCTACTGATGTAGAGAAGAAGTCTGCTAATCAGTTAGCTAGGCTACGGTTGAACCACACACCTATCATGGGATCGACAGAAATAAATGGTAAGTCAGTAAATGTTGAGCAAGTCCCTAGTGGTTCTTACAAGTTGGATGTGCCTGATGATGCTACCTACTATCAGTCTGATATTGAGGTCAGACCTTTTATGCAACGCTTTATGTATAAGAGA